GTATCTGTATACGATATCAATAACAATTTACTTCCAAATAAATCAGGTAATAATGTTGCTTATGTTAAAACAGGTGATATTAAAAATTATTTATATAATCTTAGTAACAAAGGTGGTCAGCAAGAGTTAGCAATTGATGCTGAAAAACTTTTAAAAGAATTGGGATTTACAAATGGTATTCTTAAATTAAATTTAAATTTTGTAAGAAACAAAGTTGGAACTGATGATAGTTTGACGAGAGTTTGGATACAGGAAATTTCACCTTCAAGAGAAGAAATTCGTATCTTACCTTTAAAAACAAAAGATGCTACTATAAATCAACTTACAAATAAAGAATTCAAAAATATACACAATCTAAGTAAGGATTTTAAGTATTATAAAAAAAATATATTAACATCATTAGATACATTCGAATTTAGTAGTTTATCTACCATAGATGATGCTTTAGTTAATCAATTTGGAAATGATTTTAAATCTACTTTAAAGAAAGATTTTGGATTAAGTGATTTAGATGCGTTTAGAGATAAAATATTTAAAGATTTTAAAGATAGTATAACACATTGGGTTAATAACAAATATTATGATGTTACCCAATCTAATTTTGGAAAACCATCTGAAATTCGTTTTATCGATTGTGACCAATACGATTTTAATTTTTTATTATCTGAAATTAGAAACATTTTAAACAATTGTATTTCAGCAAACACCAAAACACTAAAAAGAAGAGATATTAATTATAAAGAAGTACCTCAAGAGTTTGCGGTAGTAGAATTAAGAAAGCAAATACAAAATAATTTAGAAAGATTCCAAACAAGAGTTGAAATAAAAAGAAATGTATATGCTCCAGATAAGGTAGATTTAAGTATAGGGGGTGTTAGAGATTTAGAACCAATTGTTAAAACATTAGATGTAATAGTTCCAATAGAAACTCCTACACCTGTAATTACACCAGCTCCTGTACTTCCTAAAGAAGAACCACAACCAGAGCCAACACCTCAACCATTGCCTGAACCAACTCCTACACCCGTTATAGAACAACCTACTCCTATTATAGAACAACCAGTTTATAGTGGTGGTGGTGGAGGCGGAGGTGGTAGCAGAAGTTACTACGAAGAAGGTAGAGGATTTGGTGGACAAGCTGATGTAGTTGATAGAGAGAGTATACAAAATTTTATGTAAGATATTTATAATAAAAGATTAAATGGCGGAAGCACCGATAGATTCACTTTCAAGAGAACCAAATACTACTGATGGCATTCCATTAGATGTTTTAAATGCAACCGGAGGCGGAGGTGGTGGTGTTTCTACTACATTCGTACCACCAAGTTATACCCAAAGCGATACATCTAAACCATTAATAGTAAATCTTGTTTCAAAAAATGGAACTTCTGTTGAATGGTTAGAAGATGGTGTTTCGCAGGGTATTGGTCCAAGTGCGAGAGTAATACATAACCCTTCTATTAGATTTGGTTCTAAGAGAACATATACTGCCAGATTAAATAATGGGCAAGTTTTAAGTTATTTCGAAGTATCAATCGAAAAAGTATTTGAGAAACCATACAATACTACCACATATACTCCATTTACAGCATTCGTAAACCCAGCATCATCTATGTTTGGTGGTATGAATGGAAATAGTTATATGTCTGGGTATAACGCATACGATTGGAATTTTAATTATGGATTCCAAGAACCAATATCGGTGAATGATTCTCTTTATCAAGAAGGTATTGTTATAAGAGAATATACATACCGAAATGGAAGTTGGTCAGAAGGCGATGCACAAAAGTTGTGGTTTACCGATGGTGCAATCACTTTGAATTTTAATGTAGAGAATACATCCACAATAGGTCAACCAATTCAATCTGGTCCAACTGCAGTTGCTACTCAAATAATCGAGCCAAATCCATTAGCACAATACGAAATCGTATTCAGTAGTAATTTAAAAAATGAATTAGGGGATTCGGTAACATTATCATATCAAATCGTTTCACAAACAAATGATATTGTAAAAACGGGAACAATTAGTTTATCGAACGCAAATGTTATTGATACAATTGATAGAAATGTTCTTAATAATGGTAGTGTTAACTTTCAAATAAATGGTTCACTACCAGATGGAATATCTTTTACAAACATATATCACGGACTAGCTTCCCAAATTGGTAATCCTGCTCAAATTAATTACGGAGCATTAACAAATGTTCCAACTGCATTCTCAGTACCCGCATCTCAACTTAGAAATAGTTTAGTTGTTATTGCTAATGCTGAAAAAGTAATTAGGTTTGCAGAACCATCGATTGTATTAGATAATACACAATTTGATGTTAGAGTAAAAGATTCCGATACTGAAAAAAGTATATCTATACCATTTTCTACACAAAATGCGGATAGTGTATTAGTTTATTTATCTCCTGATAAAACATTAAGTGTATCGGCGGCAGATAAACAAGTAACAATATATTTCCAAAAAGATTTTCAAGAGGTATACGGACAAAAAAGAATAATATTAGTACCTGTAAGTAATGGATACGGCACAGGTAATAGAATAGAAGCATTAGTGACATTTACGGCAGTAAACGATTACCCATCTATTACTGAAACAACTTATGCTGATTTAATTGATATCCCATCGTTTTCTGATTTTAATATTGAGTATGAATTAAAGTATTCAACATTTTCAGCAACATCGGTTGATATATTTTTAAGATTAAAAGATAAAAGTTTAACACCTTTATTTAACAATCAATCTCCAAATGGTAATTTAAAAATTAACCTTAAAAAGTTAAGAGATAATTATCCGAATTGGGCTGGAAGTGATAATATTAGTATTGTATTAAAACCTTATAATAGAGGTGGAGCTGAAGAGTTAGTTGGTAACGATTATGAAGTTGTAACCAAATTAATTTTACCATCTATACAAATCGATGAAGATGTTTTTGGTAAAGCTATATTTGATGCATTTATAGAAAAATTATCAATAATTGAACCTGAAAAAGAGAGTAAGTATTTAACACATCTTGCTAACTTTGGTAATAATGAACAAACTTTAATTTCATCTTGGGAAATTGATAATTGGACACTATCTAAAAAATCAGTAGATGCTTTAGGTAATGAATATGTAAAAAAAGAAGATGAAGTTGAATCTATAATATTAAAATTATATTCACCACTAAATGCAAGCGTAACAGCTAACTCAACTTTTTGGATAACCAAATTGATGACAAATCCGTTAATTGAAACGGTAGTTCTTACTGAGCAAGCTGGGCCTTGATGTCCTCCATTAAAAGGACCTAATTTTAGTATTGATATTGATTTTGTAAGCGGACAATCTACGAATTACGAATCATTAGATAATATGATTTTAAGTGGTTCTACATCATCAAACACCCTTATTCAAAAGTATTTAAGTGGTTCTTTAGTAAATACAGACGATTTAAACATAGAATATGGTAGTGGTGATGTATTACAAAGTGGTTCTATAAAATGGAATAATTTTGTACATTTTAGTTCAGCCAAAGAAAGAGTTGATAATTTTGTATATAAAGTACAATTAATAGAAGCGTATGATGCATCATTAGAATCAGCATATGCTACTGGTTCAATTGGAGATGGGTTGTATACAGGCTCAGCAGATGGTATCAAACAAATAGAAAGACTTAATTCAAAGAAAAGGGAATTATTGGGTGGGTTTGATGGATTTGAAAATTTCTTATATACATCATCTTCTTTAAGTTGGCCTTACAATGGAAATACAAAAGAATTAAGTACTTCTATTGAAGTTTCAAATTGGTATGATACAATTATAACATTGGCTGAAGATTTTGATACTCAAAACTTTAATTGGGTTCAAAATAACATTCCACAATATATTGTAAATAATGATGAGAATGCAAGTTTGTTGTTATTCTTCTCAATGATAGGTCAGCATTTTGATAACATATATTTCCATACAAAATCTATTGAAAAAAGTAGAGGATTGGGATATAAAGCTAAAGATGGTATTTCTGATAAATTATTATTTGAAACATTAAAATCATTTAGTTGGGATGCTAAAAATTTAGCAACAAATTCTCAATTATGGAACTATGTGTTTGGAGTGGATTCCGATGGTAACACAAAAGAGTTAACACCTGCTAAACAAAGAACATATGATGTTTGGAGAAGAATTGCAAATAACTTACCTTATTTATTGAAACATAAAGGAACGAGAAGAGGTGTTTATGCACTATTAGCTTGTTATGGAATCCCATCATCAAATCTTTCAATTTTAGAATTTGGTGGACCAGAAGTTGATAATGCAAATTCAAAGAGTAAGTTAGTAATGGATAACATTACAACTGCGTTAACTATGATAAATGGTTCAACTATTGAATTTGATTGGAAAAACACCGAAAGAAATAGAAAACCTGATACAATAGAATTCTTTGTTAAACCATCTACAAGTGGCAATTATCAAATAATATCAGGTAGTGATTGGAACATTACAATAAGTGGTTCTACGGGTGATGATTATGGTAAAGTAATATTTAATTACTCTAACTCAAATAGTTTAACATCATCTAGATTACCAATATTTAATGAAAAGTTTTTTGGTATAGAAGTTAGTAGAGAAGTTAGTGGTAGCTACCATAATTTTGAATTGAATCTAAGACAAGCTGATAAAGAGAGAAGTATATTCCAAGAATCAAATTCAGCTAGTGTATTAGCAACTAATAGTAATTGGAATAGTGGTTCTAAAATAAAGTTAGGAAATAACTTTGTTGGTAGTGTAGATGAGTTCCGTTTATGGAGTACACCACTACAATCCGATGTATTCTATCAGCATGTATCATTTCCTGAAATGGTTAATGGTAATCATGTATCTGCTTCTACCGATGATTTGTATTTCCGTTTAGATTTTGAATATCCTAAGAATTTAGCGGTATTCAATACTCTTCCAAATGTTGATACAAACATATATTTTAGTGGAAGTGCGGATAGAATAAGTTATGAAAGCGGAAGTGCTACACAATTATATTCATTAAATCCATCCGCTTCTTTTTCAGCAAGTGTAAGTGGATTTGCAAATATAGCAGAATATCCATATCAATTCGAAGCAATCGATAGAAGTGTGGTGTTAGAAATACCAGATGGTGGTTCATCTCGTTATTCAACTAATAAGGTTAGATTTGAATCACAAGAGTTGATAGGAAGTCTTTCATCTAAAAGTAGAGCAACTAAAAAAGCATTTGACCAATCTCCTACGGATTCTAATAG